TTCAAGCGGTTGAAGCGTTTTAAAGTATAAATGCAACGAGATATTATTAAAAGCAAGTATTTGGTCAAATGCATCAATTAAAAGCGTCTGAAACGGTCTAATTACTGTATTGTCCATTAATAGAGTTGCAGTTTTTAATTCGTCTGCATTGTTTCCTAAACCTGACTGGTCTTTGATACCTAAAAGCATAGGAGAAACAACTCTGTGAGCTACCATTATCTTTTTTGTGCTTTCTTCACTTAAAAATTGGTATTGTTGGTGTGCGTCTGATAATTGTACAGGTTCTATTGATGCTGCGGTTTCAGCATTGTCATTAAAAGCTAATATGAACTTACCCGCATTACTCGACCCACTAAACTTTTGGTATATTCTTTGCTCGATTAATTCTCTCTCCTCTGCGTTAGGCGTTCCATTATTAAAATTAATCAACATTGAAGGCGACATACCATTCATAATGTTGTTTAAATGGAAATTACTTATTTCTTCTTCTAATTCTGCGTATTGTAACCCTCCTTGATAATCTACAGGAGAATAATAATAAAAACCTGACTTATAAGGTTTGACATATAAAATCTCTATAGATTCTTTAGACATACCAAATGCAGGTATTCTTAAAGGTTTGTCATTAGGTTTAATTGATGTCCAGTCCTTAAAATAAAAATATGCTTCTACATCTCCGTCACTATTCGCCTTTTCAGCTCTTAATGTTTCAACAGGCATATGCTCTACTTGCGCTATCTTACTTCTGTCTTTGCTATAAATTACTTGTATCGCACACTGACCCATAAGTTTTAAGTCATAAGCAAGTTTTCTAACACAGTCGTTGTGAAATAAACTTACCATTTGTGCATATTGGTCTGGTTTTCTATTTGAATCTGTAGCGTCTAAACCTTTTCCAAATATCATCGCAGATATACCATTTATAACTGCATTGTTTGTAGGCGAACCGTTATATCTGTCAATTAAGTATTGAAAGTAATTGTTGTCATCGCCATAAGATACCCATTCCTTATTCTTAACTTCTTTGATTTTAGGACTTGTATAGGTACTTAAATTTACTACTCTTAAATCGTTCATATTATTATGTAATCGTTATCGTGTGAACCTGACGTGTCATCAAAATCATATTGACCATTATTTATATCATAATAGTCGTTATTGTCTTGATTAATTGTCTGGTCTGTACAAAATATTTTGTCTTTATATACTATATCGCTTCCTGACAATAATGTCATTATATAATTTCTTCCCTCTTTTAATACAGGGTCAAATGTTATTGCTATAGTTCTATAATTATCGCTAGTACTTGCAGAAACAGTATCATTAAATATCTCATCATTCGCAGCTTCATCGTGTACTTTTAATGTATATGTCGATGCAAAAACTCTAGGAATTACATTTACTGTTTGTTGTGAAGCACTTGTCGTTAATATCTTCATATTTATATATCGAAATAATAACGCTATTTTGTACTATATATAAAAAAAAAGAGGTCATATAGACCCCTTTCTTTGCATTTAAAAAAACCTATTTATTAATTAGGTTCGTTATTAGGTGTTACAGGCGTAATTTGAGTTGCACTTGCATTTCCTGTTACGTCAGTTGAATCTGCTAGGAACGCAGGAGCAGAAATCTCTTGCGCTGTCAATGTAATTGAGAAAGATGACGCATCCGCCATACCTGCCCCAGTACTGAAAGTACCCCCAGTTACCTCGCATCCGTGTTCTCTACCTAACAAGAAGAAGTTTCCGTTATAATCTTCTACTACTACTTGAGGTCTACCTACAGAAATAATTTTTAGTTCTTCTTGTGTTGCACTATCTAATAACTGTAGTGTAATGTTTAAATTTGTTTCGAAGAAAGTCGTACCGTTTTCTCTTGAACTGTTTACTGTAGTTTCCATAGATGAATTTCCTTTTAAATCATATTGATAAAAAACTGGTGTTCCACCTATATCTACTTTTTCAGCGTCAGTTGCATTATCAGTAACAGTTAATCCATAGTCAGCAAAATATACTGTCTTTAGACCTCCTACTGAAGTTTTACAAGGTATCGCCCTTCCTGTTGTTAATGTACAAGCCATATTTTATTCTTTTTTAAAAAAAAAGGTAGGTAGTCAAAACCCACCTACCCTTTCTTTAGTTATACTTATTTATTTATTATGCTAGAGTTAATAAAGCTAAATCAGAACCGATGCCATATTGAACACCTGCTGTAAATCTCATTACTACTCTTACATTTTGACTTCCGTCAAGATCAGCCATATCTAATAATTTAACTTCGTTATGGTCAGATAAAAGACCTGTACCGAAATATAAGTTAGATTTTTGACCTGCTACGATATGGTCAGAAGGCATACCTGGTGCTAATACAACTTCAATTCCATCGAAAGAAAGTGCATTACCTTGATTATACCATAAACCACCTCTGTTATCAACACCCGCAGCACCAACACCATTCGCAGCATATCCGCCTAAATGTCTGATGTATGATTGCCAAGCGATAGTTGGAACATAAATCTTTAAATCTTCTTTTCCGTAAACTGCTGAAGGTAACGCATCTACTACGTTCTCTAATAAAGAAACGATGTTAGATGAAGTAAATGCAGTTTGTGAATCGTTAGCAGCATCGTTTACGTCTGAATCAGCTAACATAGTAACTGTAAATCCGTCAAATTCTCCTGCGTTAGCGTTTACACCACCCCAGATGTTTTGCTCGTTTTTCTCTGCTACTAATCCTGCAACGTGTCCAATTAAGAAGTCGCTGAATTTTGGTGGAAATTCGCTATATGCGCTATACCCCATAGAAATTGCTTCCCAGTCAGAGATAAAATCTTTTTTACAAAGCTCAAGGTTTACTTGAAACTCCTCTGGTTGTAGGATTCTTTCAGTTAATGTTACTGTTGCTGTGTCTGTGAAATCACAAGTAGCGTCTTTGATTACGTTAGAATCTGTTGCTACTTTTTTGATTACATCTTTGTACTTAACATTCGGTTTAATCTCGATGTTACCGTTTTCTAATGTAGGAGAACTTAATAGGGCAGCAGAAATATACTTCCCTGAAAATTCGCCTGCATATGTACTAGTTATACTTACTGTAGTCGCCATAATTATTTATTTATTTTAAAAGTTTGCTATTTTTTGTAATACTCTATCTCTTGTACTTAAGTTTCTTTTTTGTGCGTACAAGTGATTTTGTTTTTTTGTTTCTCCTTCTGGATTGTGCTTAATAGGGTCTGCAGCAGGTTTAGATAATTCTTCTTTTACTGCTTCTTCTACTTTCTCTTGCTCTGATAACATAGTAGTCATTGCAAGTCCGATTTCTTCTGCTGTTTCTTGGTCTTTTAACTCAAGTTTAGCTTTTAAATCTTCAATGATAGCTTTTAGTTCAGATACTTCGTCTTTAGATGCGTATACTTCTTCTTTTAATTCTTCTTCTGAAGTAGCTTCTTCTTCCTCTACTTCTTCTTCCATTTCTTTGATGTCAGAAATAATACCTTCTTCAACGACAAGAATTTTACCATCTTCAAGTGAATACTCTCCTGAAGGTACTGGTACTTTCTCATCTTCTGTAACTATAAAAACTTCATTATCTTTTTCAAACGCCTCTGCTTCTAAAACAGTTCCGTTATCTAATTTCATTTGCTCAAGTTTAACTTCTTCTGAAAGTTCCACTCCTAACAAATTTTTTACTTGATTTAACATTTCTGTAGCTTTCATATATATATATCGTTTAAGGTTATTTATTTTGCATTTTTAAACATTAGAGATTTGAGCTTGTTGTACTATTTTTAGAACTTTATTAATATTGCTTCTGTTTAGTTTTATATCGTTATCAATATCGTTTAGTACATTTAGTTCTCTATCAAGTCCTAATTCTTTAACACTTTGTCTTAATCGTGATGCTTCTTTTTCTACTTCATCTAATTTTTGTTGCTTTTTTCTAATACCATTTTCTATCCTTTGAGCAAAGTTGTTTAATTGAGCTAATTCATCGAAAGGGTCATATTCTCCACTTCTTCTTAAAGAGCTTAACAAATCCTCTACTTTATTTAACTCTATCTTTTCCGATTTTAATTCTTCTTTGTTTATTTTTTTATAAACTGATTTTAATGTTTTTGGATTCATAGTTTTTTAGTTTAATTTATTTTGCATTTTTATCTAAAAGAGATTAGCTACTGATTTTAAAGCATTTCCTTTTTTTATAAAACCATCTGCTATATCTTCTAGCTTTTTTAATTCAGAAGGAACAGGAACACCTAAATCATTTGCACGTTTTACTAGTTCTCCATATTTATTTTTAAAAGTATCTCCTGCTCTTAAAAGACCATTGTATTTATTTAGTTCAGAGCTTAAATCTGATTCTATTTTTCTTCCTCTTTGTATTAAATCTTTTAAGTCATCTATTAATGCCAACTCTATCTTTTCTGATTTTAATTCCTCTTTGTTTATTTTTTTATAAACTGATTTTAATGTTTCTGGATTCATAGTTATATTATTTTTTTTATCTATTATTTTAACCTAACAATGCAAATAAACCTGTTGATGCTTTATCAGCTCTTTGACTTAATTCTGCCATATCGCTTCTGTAAGCATCTAATTGTCTAATTGCAACTTTTGCTTCAGATGGTACTTCAACACCTAAATCATTTGTTGCTTTAATTATTTGTTTTACATCTGATTCAGTAGCTTGTATTCTTTTTAACACAGCTTTGGCATCAATAGCAACTTTATCTACATCTTGCGCAGCCCTTCTAACATCCATAAATAAACCGTCAGCATCAGATTTAATTTTATTATATGTTTTTACTATGTCATCAACTAAAGCTAATTCAACTTTTTCTGACTTTAGTTCTGTCTTATCTTGTTTTGATAATTTACTATAGATTTTTTTTAATGTTCTTGTATCCATTTTTATTTAATTTTATGATGTTCTATATATGTTTCCTATTCCTTGTGCGTGTAACGAGCCATCGCAACATTCTATACTATAAGTGTTCGTGTCCCAACATAAACACGCTGTACGACCACCTTTTCTGCTTGATTTAGCAGGTATATAATTTACTTTTTGTCCTCTGCTTGATGTAGTTTTAAATTTCATTTTATTGGTATGCAATTAGGTACTTCTTTACCGTCTTTTATTTTCGTTCCATACTGCTCGTACCCTGCTTGACAAGGTGCTTTCAGTTCGTGATACTCACAAGGCATATACCATATCTGTCCTTCAAAATCGTGTTCGTGTACGCCCTCACATCCTAAATCTATAGCTATCTCCTCTGCTCTTTCTTTTGATGAATATGCTAATCTGTCGTCTATAATTGCAAAGTCATCATTTACTTTCATTGATGCTAATTCTATTTCTCCTAATTCTTTTAATTTAGATTTGCTCCATCTTAAACCTGCTTTGCCACCCCATAGTAAATATGAGATAGTTCCACACGCTTCTCTATCTCCTTCATTATAATATTCTTCTGCTCTTGATAAATAAGAGTACATTCTCTTAATCGTTTCTTTTGAAATAGGTTTGCCTTGTGCTAATTGTTGCGCTCTAATCTTACCTACATCTGTTGCGCATTTATTATTTACTTTCTTGTTTAAGTCAATACCTCTTTTAGCATTATTTTTCACACCACTTGGGTAGTCACTATAACTTTCCATTATCATTTTCTTTCCTTTCTTATATCTCTTGTCATTTCTAATAATACCTTTTACTTCTGACAATAATTCTTCTGCTTCAGCTTCTACGTCTGCAAAGTCATTTATTTGCTCTTTAGGTCTTTCCATTTTGTCAGCAAAGTAACCCTCAATACTAAAACCTTTAACCTTTCCTGTTTTTAC